GTTTGCTGCGTTTGAGTATAGATAAATTTTGCCGCTTACGTTTGCTGCATAAATTCCTCTAGTATCTGCTTCTGCAGGACTAACTGCAAGTAAACCATTAATTGTAGTAACAACATCATCCGCTGTGTCATTTGCACCAACTGTTACAGTTGTGCCGTTGATTGTGAATGTTCCAGCACCTCCAACAAATGTTGCACCTTGTACAGTTGCATGGCTAACTGCCCAGTCATTGCTTCCTACTAGTACCCATTGACCAGCCGCAACACCTGCTACGGTTAGTCCAGGTGACTTGTAATAAAGTCTTGCTGTTTCTCTACCTGCTGAAAAAGTTCCTGTTCCGTCAACCGTTTCAAATACAATTGCATAGTCGCCAATTGAACCAACTGAACCTTTTGGTTTACCACCTGATGTTGAATCAACCTTAGTTGAATCTGTGTCTGTTAAAACGATTGGTGTTTTGTTTGCAAACTTCTGTCCACCTGTGGTGCTAATTGCAGCACTATTCCATTCCTGGATACCCCATGTGGTAGCGTCTGTGTTAATCCACCAAGTTCCGTCTGCTGGATTCGCTCCCGGAGCCTCTGATTGTCCTGATAGTTCACCTAGGTCAACGTCTGCTCTTACTACGAAGGCTGCGTTGGATACGCCTAGTAAACTATACGCTGCTAATAGACCATATTCATTAAGTTCTGAACCATGAATTGGTGTATTGCTTGCTGTCTTTTCGAAATTTGGAACACCGAAAAGATCTACTAATTCTTTTTGTGATGTTATTTTAAATGCATTGCCTGCATTAGCAGCAGTAGTTGCAGATGCCACACCTGTGCCTGCTGCATTAGTTTTGTCTTGGGCTGTCGCTACGACGATAAGTGGAGTCGTTCCTGGTTCCGCAGGAGTATAAAAACTCTCGTCTATTACCGTAACCTCTACGCCTGGTGATGTAAGTGCCATTTGCAATTTTCTCCTGGTATTGTAATTTTCATTACTTTAAATGTATTACTAGTGTATTTAGTTTGATTTGACAAAAATGGGTGTTTATGCCGCTATTATAAAGGGGTCAAAAAGGTGTAAATACAAGCATGAGACCGTTATGTAAGTGCGGTTTAAGACCGCGAGCAGTTAACTACAAGAAGAATGGCAAGACCTATTACAGGAGCCTCTGTGAAGCCTGTTCTGCGCATGGTCTGCATCACGGTATTCCTAGATGGTATAGAGCTGGTTATAGAATAAAGAAACAGTGTGATAAGTGTGGGTTTAAATCACCACACGAGGAGCCATTTAGAGTTTATCACGTGGATGAGAATCTTGATAACTGTAGGCATAGCAATCTTAAGACAGTGTGTGCTAACTGTAGGACAGTTTTGGCTAAAGAAGGAATACGCTGGAAGCAGGGCGATCTAGTCGCTGACTTCTAGAAGTTTTTTTGTCTCATTGAATAGCATATCAATGGTTCCATTATTATCTAGTATGGCATCAAAATCACTGCCAATCCAAGCCCATTCACTAGCATGAACCTTGCGGATTTTCATTTCGTTAATTGCAACCAGCGAACCAGCATTTGCCTGTAAAGCATGGTCATACCACTCAGGTAATGCTCCACGCTGTACCCATACTATCATACCTCCAAGATTCTTGATAGCCTTAATTTCATTAGGAAATCGAACGTCACTTACAACAATGTTATCCTTGCTTTTTCGTAGTTTATTCTCTAAACTAGCAATCCAAATATCATCATGGAACGTCTTACGGCACACTTCCGTGCCCCAATATTGTAGAACCCATCTAGGAGTAAGAGTTGGCATTGCTAATCTTTCTGCCCACCACGGATCTATCTGCTCACGCCACTCTCTGGATTCTTTTGTTCTACCTTCCAGCATGGTTCTATCCCATCCAAATACGGCAGCAACCGAATCCTTTAACGAATCCGCAAAACTTTCTCTACGGAACTCATGAAAGTTGACCAGATAATCAGCAATAGTATCTTTACCACTGCCAATAAAACCGCAAACGCCTATAATCATATAACTCTCCTAGTAAAGTTATATTATAGCGTCTTTAAATTAAATGTCAAGTGTTTAATAGAAGGGTTTTGGTTGTCCTGGCTTGCCTGTATTAAGTTTTCTTGCCAAAACGCTTGCTGTGTTGATTGATTTGGTTCTTTGCTGTCTGCGTGCCTGTGTTGGTGCAGTTCTAGCACGAGTGGTTTTCATTTTTTGAGCCTTGGCAACATTGTATTGCTGGACACATTTTGAAGGATGGCTTACCTGTCTTCCTGCTCTTGGACCTACAGAGCATCTAAAGCGAAGTTTAGTTTTACCGCCTTTGGCTGTTCCGCCAGTTCTACCCCACACCATCTTGGCTACTTCGTTGTAGATTTGATCGTGCTCTTCCTCTGTTATAAATTCGTTTGCTCTCATTATCCTATGATCCAACTATATCCTGTGCCGCCAGCAACCTGTGTTCCAAGTTCCATTGTTAGGCGTTCGATATCATTCTGTCCTTCCTGCTTCATGCTGGCTCCATTAAGAGCAGTACCGCCCTGTGGACCTGCGATACTAGCAAACTTTTCACGTGCCTGACCAAGCATGATCTTGCAGTTAGCAAGTGTGTAATCCTTAATCCATTGTCCGGAATAAACATCCTGTAAAATTACATAATCAGGTTTCTCATTGTATGCCCACAATAAGACTTGTTCAGTACCTCTTGGACGTTGCATAATAATTAGTTTCTTGCTTTGTGGATTCCAAGTAAAGTTGATGAATGACCCAAACATCTTTCCAACCAGTTCCTGGTATTGTGCAAATAATTCGTATGTAGCCAGTCCACCCATGTTGGTTGAACTTAATAGATAGGTGTTTGTGTATGCTAAGTTGAATGGTTCAAATACTGTTCCGCCCGTTCCATTACCTGTTCTCGATCCAACGCTTCTACGATAAATTTGTCTTACCTGTTGTATTTCTTTTGGAAGAATATATTCATTCTGATCTTCCTCAAGAGTAAGAGTGATGTAACTCTCCTCAACCGAATTATCAGATCGCTGGCGGAAAACACCAAGTGCCCTTTCTAGTCCAGTTTCGTAATGTGCAGGATCAAGTTCCACGTCAATCATGCCATCGCCTAGCATGTTCTTAACGTAGTTGAAAACCTTTTGTTTTTCTATGTCAATTTGGCTCATACAACTATTTATGCCTTTGTTAGAAAACGGTAAATACATATACTATGCCAAGACTCAGTTTATACCGCCCGGAAAAGGGCAACGATTACAAGTTTATAGACAAGACTGCCTGGGAAATGTTCCAAGTTGGTGGTACCGATGTGCTCATGCACAAGTATCTGGGTGCCGAAGCAACAGCAGATACAGCAGGATCTCCCTCGCAGCCTAAATATGACACTCTAAGTCCCACAAACATACAGGACATGCTATTCCTAGAAAATAGGGATAGAAAATATGATCCGGATGTTTATGTCATGCGTGGTGTTTATAACGTTCAGGATATTGATTTTAATCTAAGCCAGTTTGGCCTGTTTTTACAGAATGATACAATATTCATTACATTTCATATTACGGATACAATAGAAAAACTTGGCAGAAAAATTATAGCAGGTGATGTGATTGAGTTACCTCATCTTAAGGATGAGTACGCTCTCAACGACTTGCAGTTTGCACTAAAACGTTTTTATGTTGTGGAAGAAGTAAATCGTGCTGCGGAAGGATTTAGTGTAACATGGTATCCACACCTGTACAGAGCAAAATGTAAACCACTGGTAGATTCGCAGGAGTTCAAGGACATACTGGATCAGATTGCGGATTCGGAAAACTTCAAGGGAACATGGAATCCGGATTCAACATACTATCCTGGCGATACGGTTACTGCTCCAAATGGTGAGAAATATACAGTTACACAGGAAGTTACAGGCATAGCACCACCTAACACTACCTACTACAAACTTGCAGATACTCTCAAAGATATAATGAGTACCTATGAAAAAGAAATGCAGATTACGCAGGCTGTGTTAGATCAGGCAGAAGCAGATGTTCCTGAAAGTGGTTATGACACAACAAAATTATACACATTACAGCGTGACGAAACAGGTAAGACTGAACTAGTAACTGCTGATACAACATTGGATGATGCCACAATTGATAGCATTACTTCCGATACCGTTTATCAATCAGCAGAAGCAAATGGGTACAAGGGATACATTGTTGGGGATGGTATACCGCCCAATGGTGCTCCGTTTACACAGGGCATTGCATTTCCACTAGGAGCAAGTGAAGGTCAGTTCCATCTAAGGACTGATTATAAACCAACAAGATTGTTCCGCTATGCAAAAGGAAGATGGAGCAAGGTAGAGGACGACGTGAGAACAAACATTACACACCTTGGCACAAGTGACACGGCAGCAGGTGCTACATTTGCTGGCAAGCAGGAAAAAGAAACACAGAAAACATCATTCATTAATAACACTAATGAACAGGTTATTAATGGAAAAGTTGTTAAAGAAAAACAAAGCCTATCCAAGGCCCTTAGACCAAAGGCGGATGAATAATGCGTATTGAAGAGATACTAGGCTTTGCAAGAACAAGCGGAAAGAAACATACAGTCAAAAGACGTCCAC